TGGCTCAAAAATGGTCATGAAACTAGCCCAATCCTGATTCTGGTCTTTGATTCTGTCCATTGCAGTAATTGGGTCATCAATGTCTGCGCCTTGTGAAATAACGCCAGAATCAAAACCTAAATCAGATGCGGCAGTACCTGAGCCATAAGTAATGGTTGCCAAGTCTCCAGTTGAATCTGTGGTGATTACAAACTGAGAATATAAAGCATCCCATGTCACTGTTGCAACGCCAGTAAGAGTTAATGCGGTTTCAATCAGAGTTGCGGCATTAGTAAAACTAGTCGCTGCTGAAAGGTTAACAGAACCAGACTTAACTACGCCATCAATCGTGAATGAAAGTGTTCCATTCACAGTTTGCAATTGTGTAAGCGTAGTTCCAGACAATGAACGACCACGAACGAAAGCGGCACGAGCTGCGGTTGCATATCCGGCAAAAAACAATGTACCTGGCTTTTTCGTGCTATTTTCAAAGCCTAAAAAGTAATTGTCTGCAAGTGATGATTCAAGTGCTGTGCTGCCGAAATAATCAGCAACATCATCAGTGCTTGAAAATGTCAGCAAGTCAGACGTTGGAACCTTGCTGTCTGTTGTCAGGAAAATGGCATTAAGTGATAATGGATTACCGCCAGTGCCTACTACCGCAGGATTAGCGGTAACAATCTGTGAGATTGGGATAGCTTGAGTCATAATTTACTCCACAGGGTTAATAATATCCGCCGGGATAGCTTCTGTTTCCCCTACGGTGTTAAATGATTCGGTTGGCAATACAATAGCATTATTATATTGCATAGAAAAGGTTAGCGTCCATCTAGTTTCAAATTGTTTCTCACCAGTGATTAACGGCGCTTGAATTGGGTCACTGCAATAAAGAGGTTCGTAGCCTTCTGGGAAAAACTCAGTAGCTGCATAACTACGTAACAATGTAGATGCAATTACCGACATTTCTCCGGCTCGCTTACCATAGCAATCAATTTGCAAATCTAACCTGCGAGGCATCGTGAATGTAGTTGCATTTCCGCTACTGTTTAACTTTGTGCGCGTGGTGGTGTATTGCGCCTGCAATATCTCGGTAATAACAATCATTGGAGACAATGGTGCAGGAACATCATTGGACTGGCCTCTGACGACATTGTTTTGTGGAATCCACGGCATTACCGATTTTAGAAAATTGGCAGTGCTAACGATAGCAGCATCAATACTCATTATGGATTCTCGCTAACCGTAATGTAATCTGTTTTAGTTTCAATATCTGTTGCCGCTTCATTGCTTATTGTTAATTTTACGGTATAAGTCCCAGCTTCTGTATATTGATGCAATGGGCTTTGCTCTGTGCTTTGATTACCATCACCAAAATCCCATAACCATGATGTGATTAATCCGGTGCTTGAATCAGTAAATTGAACAGATAAAGGCGCGGCACCATCAACAGGAGTTGCGCTAAAGTTAGCAGTCATAATTGCAGATTGATACACAACGCCTACTTTGCACCAATTCTGCCATGTTTCAAATACTTTAAAAACATTCCAACGGCCTGATATGCCGCCATTGTCAAATTCCAATTGTGCACTTGGTTGCTGGTTGGGTCTAATAACTCCAGCCAAAGCGCCATACAAATACACTGAGCGCATAGTGCCTTGAATATTCAAAGCATCGGCCTGCCTTAACTCATCCCCATCCAAAGCTTGAACGTTTCCCTGTCCTGATACTTTGTTGTATTTTGGTATTTGTCTCAATGTAAGCGGGTCAACGGCATAACCATCAGGCACACTGATAGTAATTAGCGTATTAGGATTAATCGCCTGAATAGACATATTTGCTATACCGCGAACGTTAATCATTGCCCACCTCATAATCAATGCTATCTCGCATATTCATGGTATCACGAAGCGGCGCATTAAACCCTTTTTTAGCGATGGTATAAGGCGCATTAGCTGGAGTTGTCCAGCCGTTAATTGACTGCTGTAATTGCTCTTTAATCTGTTCGCCCATAAACTTCATTACCATATTGCCATTGTAATCATAATTCTTTGATGCGGCAGCAATGAGCTTAGGCCATGATGGTGATTCTTGCGATATCATAGTGCGAAAGAAAGGTCTCGGAGGTGCGGTTCTAGTTCCGAATTCATTCCAGAATGCTACAGTTGCAACATTTGTACCGTCTGGGTATGTGCTACCTTCCATAAATCCAACTTTGACAGAAGTGTCCATCTTCTCGCCAATTTCTGCCAACACCTTAGTGAGCTTATCACCTCCAGAAACGACGGACATTTGACAACCCCTCTACTTGAGTTGGCCTAGCCATATAACGGAAGCTACGCAGTGATAATGTTGCTTGCCAGAAAGCAGCGCCCCATTGTGTTTGGTTAAACCATGCAGCAGTGCCGGGCATGGCATACTCAAGCCCTATGGACACCGAGCCCTCGGTAGCATTTGAGGCTCTGCCGACTGGGACCAATGCTCCAGTTGGTGACAATGCGCCTCTAAGGTATGCAATGTGAGCAGTAAGCATCCACAGCAATTGAGTTCGTGTGGCGATGTCTTGAACTGGGCTGCAATCCGTATTATTCAGATACAGTCCAGCTTGGTCAAAACATGACTGCAATAGGTCATCGTTCACGTTTACAAACGCAGGATATGCAACTTTAAATGCAGCAGCGTCAAACGTGACAATAGCCATTAGTCATTACCTTCTGTTTTTACTTCTTTTGTTTCTTTGTCCATTGCTTCAAAACCTGTTTTCTCGCCTTTCAGGTCTTTGGCTTTGGCTTTAATGTCATTGGTGTTTTTTGCTTCAAATACTGCGCCTGATTTAATAGGCGCAAAATCTTTACCAACACGCGCTTTAAAAGCTTCCCAGAATGAAGTATCAACTTCCGTTACGCCATAATCATCTGCTGACAATGTGATGATTGGGCTTCTCTCTTGCGCTTGGCGCTGACCTGCGAGGTCTACCGTAACGCCATTAACTTCAAGTTTTAATCCAGATGGCAAGCGGCAGCCGATTGTAATTTTAGACATAATATCTCCTAGTTTTTAAAAGCAGGCCACCCGAAAGCGGCCTGACATTGCGATTATACGCCCAACATCTGAACGATGAAATTAGGACGATAAATTACGGTGCCCCATGTACCGGCTGATTTTTTCTGCTTGAAGCTAGACATTGCCTGAATAATAGGGTGTGCGCGCATTTTCTCAGTAAATGAACAATCCCATGTGCGCTGACCTTCATATTCATCCAGTACCAACTGAACCAGCTCCCCAGATGCAGTTGAATACTCAGGTACAGTACGCAACGTTAGGTTAGGGAATGCTGATTTAACCAGTTCTGCAACGGATGTAATCGCTACAGTTGGGTTAGTTACAGTAAATGCAACGCTTGACTGTGGCGACATAATCAATGTCATCTTGCTATCAACATCAACCAAGCCTTTGTTGTTTGCTTGAAGATTAAAGAACATTTTTTGAATGTCTTGGAAAATCTCCAGGTTAGTTGCATTGATTGTGCCATTTGGCAGAATCCATGCTGTACCTGTTGCAGCTTTGGTTGAAGGTGTCAATGGAGTAGACAGAGACGGGTCATTAATCATGCCATAGTTTTGCAGACCAGAAACACCGAACAGGTAGGTTTTGTTTTGATACTTGTTCAAGGTCAATGCAGATGCAATGTTCAGGCGTGCTGCCCAGTCAATCTTAGCCAAACCAGCATCAGCCAATTCACGCTCACCCCATTGTGTAATGGTTTGGAAGTGATATGACTGGCGTTGTGGAAATTGGAAGTTAGCGCCACTTGAACCTGATTCATTGTAATCGCCGTAAGATGTTGCTTCACCGGTTGATTCAATTACAGGGAACATTGCAGTACGTGTTGTCCAGTCGCCTGTTTTCTTTTCGCTACCCGTAGCTTCTGCGGCTTTCATTGGAGCCACTAAAACTTCAATCAATTTTGGGTCAATGTAAGTTGACAGCATGGCAGGGATGCCGCTGTTGGCGTTTGTTACCAATGGATATGCTGCATCCATTGCCACAATGCCGCCCTGAGAGTCCATGCCAATCAAATCGCGGTATGTTTTATTCTCAGGTAACAGGCGTGAGTTAAAGCCTACAAATTCGATGCCTGCGCGTTCAAATAGGGCTTGCATAGTTGCGTCCATGAATTTCTCCTTATTGTACGCGTGAAATAACGATGAGCTCACCCACCGCGCCAGTGCCACCAACAGGGAAGCCAGTCACAAAGAAATCAGTTTCAATGAAGCCTGATACTGTTGCGCCTGCTGCTGCGGTTTTAATCTCGCCAGTAGTAAGTGAAGCAAATGCTTTTTGACCAATTGTCGCAGGGTCTGTGATATGTGCTACCCAGTAATCACCGGTTGCCATGAGAGTAACCTCAAAGCCTTTTGGAATCAAGTTTGAAACTTCATCCAGATATACGGTAATCAATGCAGCGCCTTGCTGACGATGCACGAAACCTGTTGGTTTGCCTGTACCTGCATTAGATACAACGCCTGCGCCAGTAGCCCATGCGAATCGACCTACAGTTACGCCATTAGTACCTGCCACCAAAGTGCCTTCATGAGATACAACGGATGCACGAGGGTTGGCAGATGCAAAGTCACCGGCAACTGCTGCTGCTTGTTGCAGCTTTACTGATTGTTGAAAGCCTAAAGACATTTCAATTCTCCTTAATAATTTGTTAAACGCTTCAAGCCTGGAATGCGAGCTTCAATATTGGCTGAATCTTGAGCAATCTTAACTTGAGGCTGTGATTTACGCTCGGCCGCAACTGCAAACAGTTTAGACAATCCAGCTTTTGGCATATCTTTATGGTCAACTCCGATATGGTCCAGCGCAAAGCGATAAACTTCTTCTGCGCTATCCATGCCAATAACATCGCCAACGACTGAGCGCACTTGTGATTTAGCCGCTTCCAAATCTTTGAACTGTTTCAGCAAGTCACCACGCAATGAATCCATTGCAGTTTTGACTTCTTCTTCTTTAACATAGCCGTTCAAATCTTCATCTTTTGCAAATGGGCGGTCTAAGCGTGTAATCATGTTGCCGACCGCTTCCAAGTCCTCAGTTGATAAGCCTTTACCACGCAAATAGTCAATAATTTCAGCGTGCTTGGATTTTGCGCCGCCATCATCTTCATCGCCTGCGCCTTCAAACTCAGGCTCTTTAGGCTCTGGAGTTTCTTCAACGCCCAAGATTGCATCGACAATTTCATCGACCTTCTCAACGTCAAGCTCTTCATCCATTGCCAATAGCTTTTTAACTGCCTCGGCTTTGTTGAATTTTCCTTTTACCGCTGCCACCACCACAGATGGCAATGCTGCATCCTGTGCGATTTTGGGGGAAGCCGCAGAAAGTGCCACCATCAGGGCGCGCCCTAATTTAGTTTTCTTCATTTCTGTTTCCTTTACGGTTGTGGTTGGGGGTGCTACAAATGGGTTGCGGTCAGCCACGACTACATCTGGACCAGCGCGACCCACATCAACAAGGGCGACATGATTTCCCCTGATGTTCGTCATGCGCCCATCATAGCTTTCACCTTCCGGCGTAGTTCCGGCAGTCATGTCAGCATCATAATGATAGGCGCTTGATAATTCGTCAATCTTTTCTGATTCAATCCCTGCAATGGCCTCTGCATCCCATGCACACAATGAGGCCATAAGATAAGGCTCTTCATAAGTTACATCTGAGCCGATAGTTCCTACTACGTGCTCTTTCATTGGGGCGTCTGCACTAACAGGGATATGCTTTTGAAGCAGTGGAAGATTATTAAATGTTGATGCCGATTTTTCCAGCTCTACTGGGTCACGGTACATCTGATATATTTTGTCAGGCTGTAAGCCAAGCTCTTGCCATCTTGGTATCTCTCTACCCAAATAAGGGCATACGTTGGCTTTGCTGATTGGTGTTTTAGAGACGTGAAGTCTTCCGTCAGTATCAAAACTACGGGCGCTTGCCTTGTCAAAGGCTAATGTATTTTTATCGGACTTGGTAGTCAAATCTACTTACTCCATGAAACTTGCGATAATTTAACATAATAAATTGATTTGTGCAAAATCATTCTAAAAATGGCAAAACTGTTCTGCTTGAGCACCTGCAATTTATTTCTTGCCCGGGCAATATATATTCACCATCAATCAAAGCTCCTTTGCGTACATCAAATCGCAACTTGTCTTTCCCAGCTTTAACATGAGATGGCCTAGGTTCTTTACCAGCTCCACTATGCACCCATTCAGCCTCATATAATCCTAGCTCAATTCTGCGAGCTTGTGTTACGGTTGCTGTCAGTTTATTACTTTGGTCACGTGCAATCAATGCAGCTCTGCGCTTGGTAATGCCTAAGCGCTTTTGCAAGTTTTCAGAAATATATTGCAAGTCACGGCCTGCTGTAAATCCTCGCATAACCATTCCTTGCACTTCCGCTGCATATTGCTGAGGAATGTTGCGGATTAGTCCTACGTTTTCTTCAATCGTTGCATTGATAGCATCGCGCATAACTGGCGTAACTTTAAACTGAACAGTCCAGCCTGCATCTTTTAATGCTTGCTGAAATGATGCGTCAGTGTATTTAGTGCCTGATTCGGCAAATTTAGTTGCTATCTGGTCTGACATATCATCAAACCTTTTAATCCATCTCTTTGCCAGCTCATCAATACGCTTTTGCAATATATTGGATGGTAAAGCATCCATTGCAACTTCCATGCGCGGTGGGTTGGCTTTATACGCAGCTTCAATCCAGTATCGAAAGCTATTATTCATTTCTTCAATCAAAGCATCAAGCCTGCGTCGATATGCAAGCTCAATACCTTTGTTTGCTTTAACTGCTCGAGCCGTTTTGCGTTTCATTACTCTTTGCTCATAAACTCTTTGCCAACTGATTTAGGAATCCCTAACGTGCTATTTCCTGCCGCTGCGGCTGCCATTGCCTTGCGCTGTTTTTCACTTACAGATTTATCACCTGCTAAGTTTTCCGCAGGATTATCAAACTCACTAAACTCACCCATTGCTAAATCAGCCTCGGTTATTTCCGGCAAATCATCCACATCAATACCAGCATACCCACTTTCTACATCTTTTGCTAGTCTTTTTCTGACTTCTTCTGCGGATAATACTCCACGATCAATGTAGCTCGCGTCTGCATTGGCATTGTTTATACGTATATCGCTTTCCTCTTTGGCGCTCGTCTGCCACAAAGGATTAAATTCAAATGTGATGGTGTCGTCAATCTCACCCCACAAATGAAGCATTAGCACTTTAATACAAATATCTAATGGATGATACCAATATGAATGTTGCTGAGATTTTACCCAGTCATAAAACACGCGTATTTCACCTTCACTTGATGCGTTCAATCCACTTGGGCTGATTCCAGTAAGAATTACCGCAGGAATACGCGAGACGCTGCATAAGTGCTCTTGAGCTTGCGCTTGCAATTCATGAAGGCCGGACAATGGCGTATTGAGCTGCACTAACTCTTCGTCTTCCTTATCCAGCAGCATCAATCCTTTATTGCTTTTTGTAAGCGTGAATAAGTCAGCACGGGCAAATACATTACTTCCATCACAACCACCCTGCAACACTTGCGCCATGTTGGTTTTCAACGCGGTTATTGAGAAGTTATTAATTAAATCGCTTACTGACTGGCGTGTGCGTAGCCAGTTATTCACATAAGGCTCTGCCAATTGTGACAAACTCATGCCGCTAAAGTTATATGCTGGCTTTAGCATATCAGGCAGTGGTCGGGTAATGATTGTTAATATGCGAGATGCATGGATCCTCTTGCCTAACACGAACCATTCACGCGGCTTGTAAAAATCTGGGGCTGTAGGGTCAATTGCATTATACGCACTTGGACTTGTCCACATTGCCTCGATAGTCGTAAAGCTTTCCAATGAACCCTGCTTGATTGTTTTAGGCGATAAAACCAAAGGCAACTCATTATCCGCTCCCTTGATGTTAATACTAATCTGGCCTCTACCAAAAAAGCAGTCATGAACTGCTGCACGTTGAAACACTCCCAGAAGGTCGAATTTCTCGATAGCCTTTTCCAGCTCTGCTATTCTTTCATTGTCAGAAGTTTCATCTTCAATGGACTTGCTTTTAATGGTAATCCACTGCCTGAACAGCTCAGATGACATGGTAGATGCAAATGCACGATATTCTGCACGGGTGGATAAATTTGCAAGATAAGGATATCCTGGGAATCCCTGAAAATCATATGGAAACATTGACTGCATTTGTGATGCGAAGTCATAAATTCCAGGATTGTAGTCCGTTGCGATTGCCGAAGTTGCACCTTCTGGAATAACGCCTTTTGGCAATTGTGGCGGCTGTATTGGCAATATGTTTTTTTTGTTTGTTTTCTCACGCGCTTGGTCAACTGTGAGCCTAAGCGTATGAAAGTTTACGTCAGTTGTTTGTTTTTGCGGTGTTTGTTTTCGTGCCACAATTAGCCCCTTATCTACGACCAGCAGCCATAGCCAAAGCCGCGGTACTTATTCGCATTGGCTTATTGCCAATAAATGCCTCATTGAGCGCGTCTATCATAACATCGGTCTGGTCATCGTGTTTATGACTATCATCTGCCGTAAAAGATGCAACTTCTGAAATAAATTCATAATTATGCAAATCCCCATATGGGAGGCATACTTTACGTGCAGAATGAAAACTTTGCACATCTAATGCTCGCGTTAGTTTATCACGTTCACGCGGGACAGGTGTAATTTTTAATGGCAGACTACCCTGCAGTTCCTGAATCAATCCGGTTCCGCTTGATTTGTCCTCAACCAATACTTTACGCAAGTTGCCATATTGATGCCCGTTTTTAGCCCATGCAGCCTTAACAAATAATTCAAACGCTTGCCTTAGTCGCTTTGCATCCATGCGCTCACGTTGAAAGTTTAAACGATAAATGCGCCCATCGTAAACGCCCCATTCAGCAAATACTGTCCAATCATTCCATGTGTTTGTCTTTTGCGCTGTATCTGCGGTGATGAATCTATGCGTATATTGCGGCTCTGGCAAATCTGCATTTTCATCATCGCCATAATACATAAAATCATCAGCAGAGAATATGCCGCCGTCTAATGATTCAGGGTTCTGCATATACTGGCTTGAAAACGTGTAGGGATGGGCCCCACGCAAAGCCATCAAATCTTCGACAGTTTCTTTTTCCGGCCAATACGACCAATAGCCCTCTATTTGCTCGGTGTGACAAATAGACTTGATGCAACGCTCACGTATTCCATCGGGCAAGCTGTCGATATATTCTTGGTTGATTAGTGCCGGTATGCGGATATGTAGGTCAATTTTTAAACCCATGCCGCCAGATAGTAGAAATGCGGTTGAGTCGTCTACGTGTCCGCGCTGCTGCACTGCAACAAACGGAGTGCCGCTATGCGCTTTACGGCTTCGTAAGGTATTGACTAATCTGACATGGGATTTTTTACGCTTGGCATCGCTGAATAAGTCATCAATCTTATCCCAGTCATCAGATTGAATATGTCCGGTATAGCCATCACCCATATAGCCACCACGAACACCGGTAATCTGACCTCCGCTTGACCTGCTAAATAGATGGTGTATTCGTTTGCCATTTC